GCAGAAGGTGCAACGTAGGTCTGACCGGGGTAGTATTTAGGGCCACCAGCCTGATACAGACGCTGTGACTCGCCCAATCCGTAGCTCAGAAATGGCTGGATTGTTGGATCAATTTGTGTGGAGGTGGTGACCGCCATGTTTAACTCCTAAAAGTTTTGGATTCCATGACGGGTGATCCGATGGAATCCATTATATACAGTTTAGCCAACAACAACATAGGCGTATGTCTTGTTAGCCGTTGAATTTGCAAAGTGCGTGATTGTCGCTGAACCCTTGAATTGGGCGCTGACATAGACGTTTGCGTATGCCATCGGCGCAATGTATTGCACAGATATGATTGCCGCAGGAATTGCTGGCCTTGGGATTCCAGTATCAGCAGCGTAATGCTCAAGCGTCACGCCCACATCAGACACAGAACCAGCAATTTCAACGTAGTCGTTGGCATCTAGCTCAACAAAAATGCTCATGTAGCCAATCATTGCAGCAGGGTCGCCGGTTGACTTCCTTGGCGGTATACCAAACCGAGAACCAGAGCGCACGACATCAGTACCATTTACTCGATACCAGACATCAGCGTATTGGTGGTCATTTGTGCTGTTTTGCAGTTGTAACGAAAAATTGACGCTATAAGTGCCGCCGTTTCTTACGTTGATTCTTGTGCTGTTTGACAGATAAACGCCGTTGGATAGCTCTGTCGTATCCCACAAAACTACTGCACTTGTTCCTGTGCTTGGCGCAATCTGGTCTGTATTATTTGAAAACTGACCATAAGGAGCAGCATCTTGCTCGGCAGCATCAGAAAACGGAATCAAGATGATCTTGCTGTCAGGGCTAATGCGCTCATCATAGAGCGTTGTGGTTGTGGCGTTTCCAGTGGCAAGGGTGATTGTTCCTGTGTTGTTGGTCTTGCCATTCATAATGCCGTTGACAATCTCAGCAACAGCCCGAGGGTCTTGACCAAATGGCGGAAGTGTTCTGAACATCGTTGCCATCAGCGTGTCCCTTGTCCAGACAAATCAACATCCAAAGCAACAGCAGTCTTCCAATTGTCACCAGTAGGAACAATCTTAAACCGATGATAGTTGCCGTTTGAGCGCAAAGACACACGGTTATCAGAATCAGCAGTCACTTGAGTGCCAAACGATGGCTCTTGACTTAAAAGCGTTCTGGAAGCCACAGAAACTGTCGCAGAGCCACCATCTACCTGTGGACGAGCCAATGTCACAACCGAGCGTCCACCAGCGTTCAAATCGCCTGTAATCAGTTGACCAGTAGCGGGTCGCCCGTTGTACGTCACGACATAAGCGCCGGAAGTGCCGCCAAGGAAATACTTTCCGCCCATGTAAAGAATCGAATCAAGGCTTACAGGCAAAGCGTCAATGCTAGAAGAAATGGAATCCAAGTTTTCAAGCGTTGTTGCAGATGTTGAAGCATCTGAGATGTAATCAGCGCCAGCATCTCCATAAGTCCATTTCTTTGTGTTGAAGTTGTAAATAATCAGTTGACGCTGTGCAAATGTGGTTTTGAAGTTCCAAATAATCAACTTGCGTACAGGATCAACAGCCGCACTCATTGAGTCAAATGCTCCTTCATCAGCGTTAGAGAAGAACCAGCGATCAACCTTTTCAGAGCCAATGGCTTGCATCTGTTGCCCATCGCACATATAGAAGCCATCGTCAGACAGGAAGAACGACACACCTTGCAGTTGAGCAATAGAGCCAGCAGCCATGCAGCCCTTGCCACGAGAGATGTTGTCAAACTGGAAAATGAAAGGTGTGCCGACATAACTCATTCGGCTGATGCCTTTTTCCAAAAACACCAGACCAAACTCTCCACCACGAATACCAACAATTTGACCGCCATCAGGAATGTCTTGGTAGTCAGCTTGTGTGACTTGGCTAGAACCCCACTCAGTCTCATCGTTGATACCAGACCAGCGCACACGGCTTGGGTAGAGTGTGCTTGATTCAGTCGTAAACGCTGTAACAACAAAGTCACGCACCACAGTCAAATACTTGCAAATCGGAGCAGCAGCATCAAGGTCAGCAAACGCTGTAGACGTTCCCAATGTATAGGCTTGCATTGGGTCGCTGTTGTTTGTGCCAATGATGACATTGCCAAACTGAGTAAAGCGAAAACGATCAGCACTTGCGTTTGGCGTGTATCCACCAGACTTTGAAACATCAGTCAAAGCGCCAACACCAGATACGTCATAAATTTTGGTTGATCCAGCGGCAAACAGTTTAGTCGCATTTGCAGGAGTTTTTGCGGCAACAAGTGTTGTCAGGTTTTCAGAAGCAGCAGCAGAGAATGTCGCGGCAGTAGGAAATGGCCCGTAACCAATTGCCTGAGAAACCACGTTCTTGGCATCCATCAAAGCGCCAGAAATTCCCGGCTGGTCAGGCATCCATTCGCCAAATGTTAGTTTTGTAGTTGCCATGTGTTATTCCCGTTTGATACCTGTGACCAAGAATTACTTGATGCCGCAACGTCTTCCCATGTGTTGTCAGACACTGAAATCTCAGACCATGTGCTTTGATCGCTTGATGTCACCGTCCAAGTGTTATTTGATGCAGCATCATTAGACCAACTGCCGCCATTTGCGCCAGCAGCAGAAACCGTTGCGTCACAAGAAATTGATGCCAGTCCAACATAAATTGCACTAGCCGATGCGGTTACTTGCGCGTCACACTCAACCGATGCAGCACTATCAGCAATAACACCACCAAGAGCAGTAACCGTTGCAACGCAAGACACGGAAGCATCAGCGGTACGCACACGAATAGCTTCAGCAGTGACAGTCGCATCTGCTGTAACGCTTGCCGCAGCGTTTGCCACAATCCCGCCAAGAGCAGTGACAGTAGCGTTTGCCGTAATTGCAGCATTGCCAAACTGAACTCTTGTGCCACTAGCCGTAACGGTTGCACTAGCGGTTACAGCGCCAGCGCCATACTGAATTCGAATGGCTTCAGCAGTAACAGTTGCATTTGCAGTGACAGCGGCATTTGCATACTGGACACGGATTGCATCAGCAGTTACTGTTGCCGATGCTGTTACGCTTGCCGCAGCGTTAAGAACAATAACAGCAGATGCAGAAACACTTGCAGAAGCCGTAATGCTTGCAGATGCAGACTGAACGCGAATCGCCTGAGCGTTTACAGTGGCTGCTGCATTAACAGAGCCGTAAGCGTCCCAACGTGTGACCGATGTTATGTAGAGTTCGCTGTCCAGCGTGAGCGTAAGATCATCAAGACTAGCCTTTAGCTGGTCAAGACTATCTATCGTCCACGGTGGGAGCAAATCAGCCATATCAAGCCAGAGTGACGCTCAATGAACCAATGGCGACACGGAAAACGTCACCAGTTGCAATTGCTTTAGATGCGTCCAAGGCAGTGTGATACAGCAAGTTACCAGCGGTAGATGCGTCACGAATGCCGATGTAAGCAACAGTGCCCCAAGAGCCAGTGGCTTGAGGAAACTCAATCGCAGCGGTGTTTGTCGATGCGCCGTTAGAAGGTGCGCCGAAAGTGATGGATTGACGCTCGTATGCGTTGCCAGTCACTTCAGTGCCAGTGTCGGCATCAGTTGGATCGCTTGTGTAGAGCGCCAGATACACAGTCGCTGGCGATGTGTAAGAAGTGTTGCGGAGAGTAGCGTTGATAAGCGCATTCTCCAAGAAGTTCGACATTTCAGCCATGATTTACCTCACAAAGTTGTTTGGATTACAAGGGGTACGCCTGAATACTGACCTTGTTCATCAGAGCGTGTGATTGATGCCATAGCGCGATCAAACATAGTTCCCCATGTGTTAATTCGTGCGTCATCCATAAGGTACGGGGCAGCTTCAAGTAAAGCGCCGTACAGCAATGCATCTGGCGTATTAGCCAAGAAAGCATTGCTGGTATTGCTGTCACTCAGGAATACTGGTGCGGCAAAGTAAAACATCTTCAATGTGTACACAGTGTCTGGAATGGGAGCCAACTGAAAGTCGTTAGCAAGCACCGTGTAATCTATTGGCTTGCCAATCTCCCATGTGCGGGTGTTTCGATTAAATGCCGATGGGCTGTAATAGTTCAATGGGCGAACAGGATTGCCCACCACCACAAAGTCACGCACCTCAAGAAAGTCGCTTGGCAATTCAACTGTCTCATCATTGGCGACAGTAGAAGTTGTGACGGACTTCAGCATCTGGCGAATACGCAGATCACGGCGCAAGCGCAATTCAGCCAAACGAATGAAGTCTGGAATCTGTGTGGTCAGATCTGAACGGGCCAGATAACCAGCGATGGTTGTCTGCAACTCAGAGTAACTTGTGAAGCTCATTTAAATTACTCCCGGACGAGTGCGCCATGCTCGATTGTCTGGGTTGTTCAACCACATTGCGAACCGAGTGTTGTCGATAACGTGAAACCCACGCATGATTCCCTGATTGTTTAGGTCATCAATTGCAGTCAATGGAATGGATGCTACTTTGTTGCCATACAGCTCGTCAGACCACTTGGCCCGTTCGTCATAGCTGTTGAACTCTTGCTTGTTGCGCTCAACAATGGCAGATACATCTTGAGCAGTTTGAATGACCAAACCGCCTTCACCATCAGCATGAGCAACAGATTTGCGAAATGTAGGGTTTTCCATAATTGCAATTTTACGTTAATTTAACATCCATTGGAACATGTTTCCACGTTTCGCCTACCCTTGCAAGCCTTACGCAAGTTTTAGACACTTTAAGCTCTTCAGCAAGATTGGCGTTGGTTTTTGTGCTTTTACGAATGTAAACCACTTTTTCATAAGTCAAAACAGCCTTGTTATTTGACTCCCCAATTGGCAAGCTCCTACGCCCTTGCCTTGCTCTGTCATACATTTCCTTCATGTTGTCAGATTTAGTGCCAACTCTTAAATGCTTCGGGTTAGTACATTCAGGATTGTCGCAAGAATGAAGAACAAACATACCATCTGGAATTTGTTGATTGTTATGCAACTCCCACGAAACTCTGTGAGCGCCTTCAATTTTGCTTCCTTTGCCTCCTAGCCCGATCTTTCCATATCCTTGTTTGTTTTTTGCGGCAGTCCATTTCCAGCACTCATCTGGCAAACTTCCGGCAATAACATAACGGAAAAACCTGTCTCGCAAAGAACCGTAATATGGCTTGTATGCCTGTGGATCACCAAACCTCAACCAAGCTCGATAGTGCTTTACGCAAAAGCTACGCGCATAAATTTCATCACTACAGTTTTCAACGGTACACATAAAAATGCCCCCACAAGTTAATGTGAGGGCATTATAGCTTAGATTTTAACTAAGTGTCAGCTCAAATCGGCAATGATGCCATGCGCGGCTTGATTTTTCACCTCAAGCGTCAATTCAGCCAGCAGTTGGGTCTTCTCGCTGTCGCCAGTCTTAGCCAATTCAATGGTTTCGAAAGGACGCAGATAAGCCACAGCAGCCATGTCTGGATCGACAATGAATGCAGTCTCATCGCCAGCGTTGGTGCTGTTCATGAAGCGGTTAGGCACAACCGAGATAGTGCCGAAATCGCTCATGTACACATCAGCAGCGCCAATGATGGTTGTTGGCTGGTCGGAAGGAGCCATGTAACGCTGTGCAGCAATACCAGCAAAAGCCGAAACCAACTGCTTGTGAGCAGGGTTGACCATCAGCACTTTAGGCGAACCGCCAGCAGTGTAGACTTCAGCAACCACGGTCTTCAACAGAGTTTCTGTGAAGGTGCGGTCAGTACCGTCAACACGGGCAGTAGTACCACCAGAACCAGCCACACCGTCAGTGCCGCCGTCATAGTTGGTGTTCAGCCAAGCTTGCAGACCACCCAAGGTACGGGCAGTGCTGGAGTTACCAGCGGCAGCCACTTGGTTGGACAACAGAGTCAGTTCAATGTTGCGCTTCAGTTCAGCCGACACTTTAGCCAACTGGTAAGCCTTTTCAGACTTACGACCAGCTTTGTCAACAGCTTCCAAAGTGCCAGCGACAGCGACA